TTTAATCCATCAACTTCATTCTCCCAGTAATCAACTACGCCTATATCTATTAATTCACCATGAGGTCCTCGCCTGTCATCAGTTGGTGTATCAAATACTGGAATTCCGAACTCATCAATAAATCCTTCATAGTTCCACTCCATTGGGATAAAAAGAGAATATAAACCAGATTTTGTCTGGCCATTTCTATTTCTTCTTGATACATCTGAGTCATAAAACAATTTTTTAAAATTATCACCACCTTTATCTAAAGCGTTAGACGTTGAACCCATCATGCATTTACCTACTATTCTACCACCTAATCTTAAACAAGTTTTGGTAACTCTCCAGTTATTGAGGATGTTATCTGGTCTCTCCCATTTACCACTCTCATCATGAACTAGTAGAGAAAGTTTCTCACCATCATAACTGTTATCACCAGTATTCTTCCAGTCAATAGTAGTGTCAAGACCTTGCATGTCATCTTGCTCCTCATGCACTCCCATTTTTCTACGGGTAAACTTCTTAGCTGGTACACGGTAAGCTAGCTCTGACTTTGGGCGATCCATACCATCTTGTATAGGTTTAAAGAAAAACGGATAGTTAATACTTATAGGTACTATCTTATCCGTAAACATTTTCTTAGCATCCGCCCCACTTTTAGATAACACTCCAAATCTACTATCACCTGCGAGAGTGGCTAAGTTAACGGTTTCAGCTGAACTCATAAACGAGAAACCAGAACGTCTATTCTTAAGGTAGCACATCCCGTAACATCTCTGATCAGCTTTACACGCTTCCCAAAATATAAAAAATAATCTATTTGCTTCTCTAAAATCTGGGGCACCAACATCAATCTTACTCCATTGCAAATACATGTAGTAACTGCCAGGTACGTATGTTGGAGTGCCGTTATTCATAAACCAAAAACCGTTCTCTCTCCTGTCGAATTCTTGATCTATGTAACCATAGTGGGATTGTTTAAATTCCTCGGGATAATCAACCCAATCAAACCTAGTTTTAATCTTTTTAAAAACCTCGGGTGTTTCAAACTTTCTCCACTTCTGCTCACTCTTCTTCTTAGAGCAACTAAATACATCTTTAGGTACTTTAGGTAAAGCTATCTTTAAACCTTGTATATCTAATATCTCACCTATCTGACCAGACTTAGATATAACAATTACATCTCCCTCTTTATCATAACCATACTTCCACTTCTTACCTTTATTAAGTCTATTAATAGTGGTTAGTTTAACAGGTTCGATTATCTTATATAATGATTGCTCGTACATTACTTACTCCTTCCTTCAGCAAATCCCTGAAACTTAGGTTTACTATCTTTAGGTTTATCTAAATCATTTAGTACTCTCTCTTCCTCTTCTATCCTAGTTAAAATCTCGAAAGCATCAAATATAGCTAATTTCTTAGTAGCAGCAGCATTCTTTAATCTATCAGCAGATATATCATCGTCGGAGTCTACTATAGGTTCTTTAGCTACTTTAATTAACTCTTCTACTGCTCTCCGCCCAGCTTGGATTATACTCTTCTTCGTCTCCTTGGTATTCATATTCAATTGTAATAAAATTATTCATAACTCTATATAATCTCTCTCCATCCACGATAAATTCAAATTCGCTACTTGGTCTAAATCCAACTAGCTGAGTCGGAAGAAAACTCCCATCAGAGTATTTTACTACTCCAACGAGAGGTCTTTCCGGTGTGAGACTATATTTATCTTGAGATTTTATGGGCTTAACGAATGTATACCCAGGCATAGCGTTCCAGTTACCATCATTTTTACACATGAATATTTGATCTTGAGATACTAAGTATTCGTCTTCATTTAAGAAGCTTCTACTATTTTTCTCACGACCTTTAACATCATGCCATCTTCTAAAAACATTATGATGTACTATAACTTCGCTACCCTCGACTAAACCCATAGGATTGTATATGGGCGTAGAATTTATAATACCAACTCTATTGATATACTGGTGGTTAAATATCTCAGTATTCAATATAAGGTCTACGTCACCTATTTTTGTAGAGTTGTTGTATCTATCACCACTAGGTTTAACTATAAAATCAGATACAGGTCTCATTAGTAATTGAGATCGTATTCAACTGATATAGCCATATTTTTATTGAAATCCTTCCAAGGGATAACAACGTCCTTCTTCCTAATATAAATAGAGTACTTCTGTTCTTCCTCTAATATATCACATATTGTATGTCCACCGTAAACGTCTTGACCAACTGAGTAATGCATGGCATCATTCTTATAGTCTTTACCTACAGTGATCTTTCTAATTACGTGGCTGTCCATTCTCAGCAGGATAATTAATAGTACCATCTGCTAAGTTTATATCGAAAGTACCGTATTTTTTACTAAACTCACTTTGAGCTTCTGCTATCTGTTTCTGTATGCTAGCGTGTTTGTGCACTAGCTCATGTTTCTGAGTTTCGACAGCTCCTATCTTAAATTGAATAGCATTATTTTGATCTACTATTCCTTGTAAGTTTTTCAACTCTTCCTCAGTAATTTTTTCTGCTTTAGGCTTTAAATCGATCACCTTTTCTTTTGTTGCTTCCATAATAATATTTAATTTACTTTTTTGTTTTCTCTAGTGAACGTCCTCCGAAGTAGGCTCCTATCACTGTGATTAATACTAATTGTAACAGGTCAGTCCACTTTTGTTCTACTTCAAAAGATATAACACCAGCATCAATAAATATCATTAATACTGTTGATACAACTAGAAACATAAGAACTAGTGGTCTAACATTTTTAGATAACCAAGAGTCAGACTTCATATCAGCCTCCCACCTGTTGGTTACTTGCTTTTGTAATTCTAACTCATGGTTAGATATTAATTCCTTTATTTTTTGTTCAGCAGCTAGCTTTTCTTCTTTAGTAGTTGTTAAACTATCTATAACTCCACCAACGTCTTTTATTAGTTTACCAGCTCCACCTGAAAGTACTTTTTGAAGTATACCCATTATTCGTTATCTCTAGCCTTCTTCTCCCAAGGAAAGTTCATACTACCCTCTTCGCTCCACTTACCGTTGTACTTAATCTTACCATCTTTTCTATGATAAGTTTTACCGTTATATCTAACATAATCATCTCCATAAGAAAGCTTACCAGACTGCATGTCCCTCATATGTTGCATCTCGTGGTTGATAACTTTTTTCTCTAACGCACTTCCAGGTTTCACAGACTTATCTATATCTATAGAACCGTCGTTATTAGCTTTACCCACGACACCGTCTTCTAGTTTTTTTCTAAATATAGGTGTGTTCTTAGAGTTTCTAATTTGTCTACTTTCTCTACCTAGTTTAAATCCCATTATGCTAAATCGGTTTCTTTTTGTTTAGACTTGTTTGTAGCTATGTTTTTTTCTTTCTTCTTTTTTTCGCTTTCAGCTATCATCTCTTTACTCTTACCTTCAGCTACTTTTTTAGTACCTTTAACAACTGCTTTAGTTGCGTACTTTGCTGTAGTCTTAGCGGCGGCAGCCAGTGCTTTACTTCCTTTGGCCGCAGTCACACCTGCTTTAGCTAGTTTACTAGCACCCACGGCTAATCCAGCGCCAGGAACAGCAGCCGCAGCGTTTAGAGCCATAGAAGCAAGATGCTTTTTAACTCCAGTGTTATCACCAGTGTATCCAGCGTAAGCAGCTCTACCACCAGATATAGCAGTATTAGCAGCATCAGCTATATTCCCAATACCTGGTATCATACCTGCAGCGGTTAAAGCTACTTGACCTTTATCCATTAAACTACTCCAATCGAAATTTAATGGTGAGCTACTCTTGTCTTCCGAGCTTCTCCTTGATTCTGGTTTTCCAGCTGACCTAACAGTTTTACCGTAAGCTTTGTTATATGCCATTATCTGTCTTTGTCTTTAATCATATCATCTATAGCCTTGTTCATAACTTTGTCAGTATATGATTCGTTCTTATAGTAAGGATTTTTTATTGAAACAGGTATATCCTCTTCTCCAAGCAGAATCCTGTAT